GTTATAGGTTTCCAAGGAGTTACTGGCATTTTCATTCCTGCCAAAAAGATTGGCCACAATATAGGTGCTACCAAAAAGTCGAATGCACAAGTGGCCATATATAACCAAGCCATAAGGGGTCGCCAATGCGTATTGATGAACCCTTGTAGCCTGGTATCAGTGGATATAAATTGTTGTTCTTCTATTGTATTAGGCATCTAATATACTCAAGGCATGATTATATAAATCAATTCTTTCCTGTAAACCGTTAGTGCCGCCATTAATTCTTTTCGAAATAGTAACTATATCTCCACGATCCGCCAAAGTGTTTAGGTTTCTTTGATCCCAAAACCAAGCGGCTGATTCAACTGCACCTTCAGCTGTTTCCAAATATTCAATTGCTTCGTCGATATTCATTTCCATATCAGCAGCAAAAGTTTCATAATTCGATTTACCAGTTAACTGTATAAGACCACGACCACGGTGTTTCCAACCGTCCCCTGAAGATTCAGGTCCGTTGCCCATACGGTTAGCATATACACGATTTGCTATACGTTCTGGTTTTCTTGCGTATTGATTAGCCAATTCGGGAGTAAAGTATTTTTTGAATACTCTAAGCAAACCTTGAGCCGAGTAATTAAGATTTTCAACAACATGTCTTAATTGACCAGATTCATGAGCAACTTGAGCGATAAACGCTGCTTGCCTTTTTGGCGTATTAATTTCGTAATCTTCAAATACCTGAATAAAACCGTTGTAATACTTTGTTACATCTTGCTCGGTTGCATCAGGAAAAGCCTCATTCAATTGTTCTAAACTAATCATAATTTCCTCCTATAAATGTATTCATAATATAGAAGGTACTCATCGTTTAGTTATTTAGTGGTCAAAGTGGCTTTCATTGCAACCATAGGGATTTGATCTCTACTCAAACCAAGATCTTTTAATTCTCTATCATTCAAATTAGAAAGTTCAAAAACTGTTTTGTAAAATCTCATAGTATCTTGACACATGTTAATTGATTTTTTTATAAAATCTAACATTTTCTTTTCCTTAAAACGAGTAAATGGCTGGAGAGTTTCCTCCCCAGCCTATATCATAACAAATAACTCAAGGGATTACTTTTTTACGATTTTAGAGACAGCAAAAGCGTCTTCATCGTTAATTTCGATTTTCTTGGGCTTCTTATCTTCAGGAATAATATGCTCAAGCCAAATCTTCAAAATGCCATTCATCATTGCAGCATTATTAACAACCACATTATCATTAAGAATAAAAGAACGTGTGAAAGCTCTATCAGCAATGCCCTTATGAAGATAAGTTACATCAACACCGTCTTGTGTCAAAGTATCAAGAGTTGTTTGGCCCTTGATAACCAACTTGTTATCTTCAAGAGTTAGTTCAATATCCTGTTTACCGAAACCCGCGCATGCCAATTCAAGCATATACTTGTTGTCGTCAGTCTTTTTAATATTGAATGGGGGAAAGGTGGTGCCAGCTGTCTTTGAAATGTGATCGACAGTTTCCTGCACCTTTTGCGCGAACTTGTCTGCGCCTACGAAATACTTAGAAAGCTTTTCTAAGTCTGCGAAAGAGTGGTCAAACTTATACGTTGGCCAGTTAGTCATAGTCATTCTCCTATTAAGCGAGTTTATGTTATAGGACCCATTAGGCGTCCTGTTATTATATAGGCGTTATAACCTACATTTTAAAGGGGTCAGTGTAACTTTTTTTTGAAAGTCTCTTTTGCAACAACCACCAAATCTTGATAGTTTTGATCTAGTAAAAATACAGGCGTCATGTTTGCAGCTCTGAATTGATGAGCGGCATTCAAACACTTGAGAAAATTATTGTCCTTGTCGTCTCTGCATTCTTCAGCAGCTTGTTCAACGATATGTTCAGGTATTTCTACAAAATAAGATTTCATTAGTCCCAAAGTCCTAGATAGTATTTTGCGAAAAGTCTCAAACCATTTTTACGACGCTCGTAATCTTTATCAAAAGCTTCGCGATCAAATTGATAAGTATCGTTTGGACCAGTTTTCATTTCACTGAGTCCATTTTCTTTTTTTTCCCAGTAAATGTCGTGTTCACCACTACGAAACTTACTTTCATAATCATCATCAGCTTCGGCTTCGAAAGCGTAAATCATTTCGTTAAGAATCCAATCCCAACGCTCATGAACAGTATTATCAATATCCCAATATTTAATTTTACCTTCTTCACTAAGCTTGATGCGGTTGGGGTCAGGACGCAAATGTTCAGGTACATCTTCGACATCAGTGCAAGGCGACCCGTGCTTAGTATCACGCAGCTGCTTCAACATAGGAACAATAATGAGAGCTAGGGTGTGATCCATACTCCAAGTATCAAAACGATCAATACGAATATATATTTTACGTTGATTACGCTCATTAATCCAATTACAAAAGCCGTTCACCCAAGTATCAGACAACCAATCAGCTAGCTTTTCATGAAGTTTGTAATCCCAACGAGCCTCAAGCTCTTCACTAGGAAACTTTTCGTGCCAAAAGAAAATCTTATCTACAATCTGATAAGGGCCAACCCAATTTTTGTAAGGACCAATTTTCACGCGCATTTTATAAATATCCTATAATGGAGGTTATTATGAGTTTTATTTTAAGTCGTATACAATTATATATTGTCGGTGCAATATTGTCAATAGTTGTTATTGCTGGTATTTATTTTCATTGGAAATCAACTATTGAACAAGAAGCTTTGAGAAAATTCAACCAAAAGCAGCTTGAACAAACTATTGCTGATCAGCAAGAATTCCGTCGTCAAATGCAAATCATTCTTAAAAATCAAGAAGAAATAATTAAGAAAAACGAGGAAGATAAAAAAGAGTTTGAAACAAAAATGAACAGTATTCGTGATTATCTTGAATCTGAAGAAGTTAAGAAATTAGATAGACCAGCATCAAGCGTATTAAAAGAAACCATTAAAAGATTAAAGGATGTTTCGAAATGAAGAAGTTAGCATTGTTGCTACCTATATTGTTAGGAGGTTGTGCATCAACTCAACAGGTAGTAGTTAAAACAGAGCGTGTAGTCGTTATGCCCGAAAAAACTCTTTTCTATTGTCCAGGAGTTGGTAGGTTTCCCGAACCTAGTGCTTTAACTGATTCACAAGTTGCACAACTGATAGTTAATATGAATAATAACAATTCAGTTTGTCAACGCAATATGTCTTCAATCAAACGAGTGTTAGAAGAGGCTAAAAAGACTACTGAGAACACCCAGTAGCCTTGATTTTCAGTTCTTCAATATTGACAGGCGTGTAGTTAGTTTGTTCTACACAAACGCAAACGTAAGGACCTGCAGGTGAAGCGTTAGAGTGAATATGCCCGTGAACATTAGTCATAGGAATATCCTTAAACCTACGTTCATACAGTGTTGAATTGTGAACAGGTACGTGTGTCAGCAGAATATTAAACTCTGAAAACATACGCCACATTTGAACCTTTTGAAACATACGTTTCTCGACAATATATGAAATATCATCATGGTTACCAACGATCAGACGTTTGTGACCATTCAGGTGTTTCCAGTTATCTTCAATCCAATCTTTAGGACCAAAGAACACATCACCTAGATGATACACTTTGTCTCCAGGTTTCACGACCTTGTTCCAGTTTTCTACCATGACCTCGTTCATTTCTTTGACGTTGGTAAACGGGCGAACCTTTTTACCTTCAAAGTCATGAAAATTCAGAATATTGGCATGATTGAAGTGAGTGTCTGATGTTACCCAAATGTTTGACATTTTGTTTCCCACAGTATATTGGCTGGGGCGCTAGGACTCGAACCTAGATGTACGGATTCAAAGTCCGCTATCCTACCAATTAGATGACACCCCAATGTTCAATTGCCGAAATACTCTTGTTTCTTTTCGGCGTACTCTTTAGCGATGGCCAAAGCTTCTTGCTCTGTGTATTCGGTAACTTTACTTTCTTCGTATAAACTAGACAATCCAGATGGGTTTATGTGGTCATCAACCAAGTACTTGACCTCTGTTTTACCTTTTGATGTTACCTTTATGTCAATACCAACAATACGTTTTCGTTTTGCGAGTGGTTCATAAGTGACAACATCTTTATGCCAAGTTTCGCCTTCCCAGTTTAACTCTACCTTTTCAAGTCTTAAAAAGACACGAGCTACCCAAAAAGTATAACCAACGTCGTATTTAGTTACGACCTGCATGACGACCTACCTTGTGACCTACTTGATGACCTACTCACAGACCAACTGATACACAGGTCGACCTCTATAGTCATAACCTACGAGCTGCTGCCAGCAACGTTCTGCACGATACTGCTGGTACTGATACGCCGCTATACCCGCGCCAAGCATACCAAATCCTAATACAACAGCGTATGGATTAATATGCTGATGACTGTGGTAATGACGAGGCGCGTGATGACGAGAATTATGATTATGTCTATGCTGTGCCATTGCTGACGTAGCAAAAATACCAATAACTGCAGCTACGGCTGCTACCTTAATTGTACGAGCGAACATGTTTTGTTTTCCTTTCGATAATCGGTTCACCAACGAGTTTGTACGCTCCGTTATGAGTAACTTTGAGCAACTTGGCAAAACGAATAGCGTCTGTCAAATCGTCAAACTCTGACTTACGCTCTAAAAGAACGTTGTAGTCACTTTCTGATTTGTTAACACATTTGATAGTATAACACACTTTGAATCTCGCCATGGTAGCCTCCATATAAAGCTATAGAACTATATAGCCTACTATAATGAAGAATTAAAGTCAATCCCCAATATTGATATAGATAATCAGCCAAAGGAAGGCGAGTATTGCAATCCAATTGCATGCAACGAGGACGAAAAGAGTTTTAATGAACTCCTTCATACTTCATCCTCGCTTTACGGCTATATGAACCTTTTCCTTTTTTCGATTTAACAATACGCATACGATATTTTTCCGTATGCAAATCTTTTGCGATCATATTGC